ATTGGGACGAAGCCGAAAAATTTGTTGACGGTGTGGTTGCCAAAATCAAACAAGGTGTGATAACCTTAGAACAAGGTTCTAAAGAGATTAAAGATAATAAAAATAATTATTCTTTACAATTAGTTGGTATTGAATATGATGACCAAATTGATGATTACTTATACTATGCAATGGGTGGTAAATAATGAATAGAAGAAGAAAAGTTTTTGAAAGGGTAGTTAACCCTCTTATACTGAAACATTTAGTTTCCGCTAGAGAATATCACGGACCTTGTATCGCTTCTGGCATACCAATTAAATATTTAAAATATTTTAAAGAAGTCACTTGCCATAAGAACGCAATGAATGTAAGATACAGATATAGAGGTTCAAGCAAAGTGAAAAACGGATATTTTTATAAAAGACCACAAAGTTTCTGTCACTTGGACTTTGCTGATACATTTGCAATTTATGAAAGGTAAAAACACTATGACACTATTACAACACATCAAAGACATTAACGCTAAGTCACAAAAATGGATGGATGAAAATTCTGGTAGTTGGGCTGGCATGATTACTGAGGACATCAAGTATTGGAATGACCAAGGTATTTTTACCGTTGAAGACTTTGAGCGTGATAGTCTTATCACAAGTGTGTATGAAATGCACAAAGACGCTTATGGTGTTAAAGGTCGTCATTATAATTTTGACGCAATGTCTAACAAAGAGTTAGAAGAAGAATTAGACCGTCTATGTGCTGTTGCAAAAGAACAGGCAGATGAGGAAAAGAAATGGGAAGAAGCTGCATACCAAACTTTTCTAAAACAGATTGCAGAAAACCTAAGACTAGGTGCAGGTGATAAAGAAACTGCTATTAAATGGATTTTACAAAGTGAAGGCCTAGAGAATGAAAAAGACGCAGGTTATATTTGTTATCAACTTGGTCTTGGTTATGATAAAGAATACTTATTTGAAATTAAACATTAACAAAAGGATAATAATATGATGAAATATAGTGTATCACAAAACAAATCTAATTTATCTGTCTTTAAAGATGAATTAGGTAAAAATGTATATAGAAAGAAATTTACATATACATTAACAATAGAACAAGATGTTGTTGCTGACAATATTGACGAAGCTGATGAAAAGTTTTGTCAAAGTGGTATTGAATATAGTGAAATTAAACCTAGTATTACACATGAATATGATGGTGTTGAAACACAATTTGTTGATGCAGAATATGAAGAAGGTATTACATCATACATAGGTAAAGTTGCTTATGAAGATGATGAGTATGCTAAAGAAGACGGTTTAGTTGAAATTAATTATGATATACCTGAGAAAGAAGAGGTAGCTGCCTAATGAAATATAATGAAGATAAAATCCTACAAGAAGTTTTAGATTACATCAAAGGTACTTATGGCCAACATTACGCTCAAGTAAAAGAAGGCGTACAAGTGCAAGACTTGTTAAGGTCTGTAGGTATAGATAAAGATTTCTGTCAAGCCAATGCAATCAAGTATCTTGCAAGGTTTGGTAAAAAAGATGGTCGTAACAGAAAAGACCTATTAAAAGCTGTACATTACATTGTACTATTAATGAATTCAGAAGACCAAAAGGAGAAAAAATGATGAATGATATTCTGAATCATATTGATGACCTGAAGAAGATTCGTGGTCTTATTAAGAGTGGTGATACCAAAGCCGCTGTCAAACAATGTGAAGAGTGCATTGCTTACTATGAAAAGGAAGCAGCTGCATTTGACAAATGGTGTGATGAGGAGAGTCAAAAAGAATTTCCGAATCAAGCAGATTTGTTCGAAAAAGAGGGGGTACGGTAGTGCATAGAGCTCTTGATTCGTCTGTCCTGGCGCATCCTAGAGAGTTTTTCCAGCAAGAAAGCGTGGGTTTTCACGCTTTTTTAAGGGCTTGCCATTTCCAGACGGTTATGGTATTATATAACAATAAAAGAGAAAGGTCGTATGTTTACATATAATAAAGAAAATCTTTTTGCAGAATTTGATGATGCAAAAAAGAAAGATATTAAATTATCAAAGAAGAAAACACTATCTGAAAAAGAAGTTGACAGATATGACAATAGAATTCAATTTTTTAAAGACCATATTGAATTGAAAGCAAAGCATCCTGAATATTATTCAGATGTTGATGTTAAGTTTGATGCATTACTAAAATTGTATCAAACTCCATCTCCAAGAGATGCATTTTACAGGTCTATTTTTGGTATGTCATATGCTGAAAAGATGGCAGAATCTCAATATGATAAATCTGAAAGAGAAGCTACAAGAGATTTAAATTAATGGCTATTATCTATACTAATACATCAAGTGGTACATTGAGAAAGAATAGGAAGAAGATGCATAATCTATCTGATAATCAACTTGCTCAATACAAAGAAGACTTGCGTTTGTATAACAAACAAATGAAAAAAATTGGTATGAAAAAACATATGTTGTCTTTAGATGATTATATTAAGTATAGATTTGGTATGTTAAAACCTAAAACTGAACATATTATTGGTTCCTATGAACCTGAAAAAGTTTACCGAAGAGAGTCACCTAATTATCCTAGTGCGAGTACAAAACTAGGTAATGGTGGCACGATTGACCATAAACAAAGGCAAGAGCGATTAGAAATATCTAAACAATATTCTATCGTACCTGCCTACAACAAAGGTCCTTATATGGTTGTTGGTAAAGAGGACTTAAAAACAGCAGGAAGAAAAGTATGAAGAAACTATTATTAACAATTGCAATGTTAGTATCTTTATTTGCGAATGCTACAAACGCCGAAGAAAATAAAGTTACTACTTGGTTGCAAACTGAGTGGAATGACATTGTTGAATTTCAAAAAGTAAATTGGCAAGAGGGTAAAGAACAACTTGCTAACAATAAATTACAAATTCAAACATTATTTCAAAAGGTGAGAAATTATGTATCACAAAATTAGTCAGTTTTGCGATAAGATAGACAGTATAAAGACTCAGGCTGATAAACTTAGAGAACTAAAGTATAATCAGCCTAAGTCGGATGCAAGAGATTTTGAAATTAATAATTTGATAACACAAATACAAGCTGATTGTTATGTGGTGTCACAAGATAAAGGTGAATATGGTAAAATTGACGAGGATATTCCTGGTCCTACTCCTACTGAGTGGCTGTAGTACAAATAGAAGTACAAACGGTGCTTTCTTAGGCGGTGCAACAACAACAGCTATGTGTGCTGAGGCAGGTGTTACAAACCCTTATGCAATAGCTACTTGTGCTATGGGTGGTGCGTTTGCAGGTGCAGAATTAATGTATAAATCAGACTTTGATGTACACAATGCAGTTTTTGTAGACCATTTAAACACAAGTCCTTACGGTTCAAGTTATACAAATTGGTATAATCCTAAAACAGGTAACTCTGGTATAATTCATACAACAAAATCATACTTAGAAGGACCAATTAAGTGTAAAGAATATGATGCTACAATAGATATTACTAATAACTGGCCATTAGTAGGTATCGGTGGTGTTAATAGAGAAGTGGTTTTTGGTACAGCGTGCCAAATGCCTGATGGCCAATGGGTGGAGAAAAAATAATGACAGAAAGTGAAATAAGAACAAAAATAGAACATTTGAAGGCTGAGATTGCAGAATTAGAAGAAGAAAAAGAATTAACTAGTAACCAATCCAGGCTTGACTTTATAGAAGATACCATTTATAATACAAAGGATAGTATAAAGAAGTTACAAAATTATGTTTGACCCTTTACAATATGTAAAAATTAGAAGATACCTGACCTGGACTTTTATAATGATTATATTTTTATTGATTTCAGGTATTGCAGTAGGCAGTGATTATACAACTATTAGACCTATTGACCCTAAAGAAGTAAATGGTCAATTTTGTTATATTAAAGTGACTATCAAACAAGAAGGTGATGAGATAGTCAAAGAAGAAATTTTGGAGTGTGCTGATGGTAGAAAGCGTTTTGATGGTCCTAGTTATTGGGAACTATTTGCTCAGTTTTACTACAATGATGTGAGTACCCCAGAATACTGCCGATATTATAGTCGGA